TCGTGCCATTGGCGGTGCTTTGGGTGGTGTAGACCCACAGTTGCAGAAGATCACTCAGCGTCAGCAGTTGCTTGGCATGATTGACCCAAGCAATCCTGATTCTTATGCTCAAGCAATTCAAGCCGCACTACAAACTGGTGACCAAGAAGCGGCATTCCTATTGCGTAATGAGATGATGAAGGTTAAGCAACAGTTTCAAGAGCAACAGTTAGGGCAGTTAAAGACAGAAGATTATCTGACTCAGCGTGGCTTGAATATGCAAACCAGAGGTCTTGAGGCACAAGCACAAGAATTGTCTCAACAACTTAGAAATCCTGATGGCACTATCAATGAGGAAGTCAAAGCCAAGATGCTTGCATTTCCTCAAGGTCGTGCCGCTATTTCTGAATTGGCTAAGATCATTCCTGACTTGCGTAGGATTGGTGCTATGGGTGTGCCAGAGGAAAACCCATTCAAGATGTTCCTTGATGACCCAAGCATTCCTGAAACTGTAAAGATTAGCGCAAGACAATATTCAAGCACTTTTGAAAAAGGATTGATTGACCCTGAAAAAGTTGATGGCATAGTCACGAAATTGGCAGATACAACTCAACGCATTAACCAATTCGATCAGGCTCAACAGCAAATCAAAGCCAATCAAGATTCAATGGCGGCTATGAGAGCGCAAGGTCTGGAGAACTCAGCGGCATATCTTGCATTGGCACAGTCACAAGCTAAGTTGGCAGAGCAACAAAACACATTTAATCAGCAAATGAGGGTGGCTGAAGCTAATCGTAAGCGTCAAGAAGATATTGACAAGGCAGAGGCGAAGAGAAGAGAAGCAGAGCAAAAAGCAGAAGAAAAAAGAAATAAACCTCTTAGATCAGACTTGGCTAAAGATGAAGAAGAAGACTATAAAACTGCTAGTGCCGCTAGGAATCTGGCTATTGAAGCCAATGACTATGTAAACAGCATCAAGGCTGGCAATATCAAATTTGGATTGAAAGATCGTGCTTCTATTGCGGCTAGAAGTGCATTGGGTTCAAGTGACCCTGATGTAGTTGCAAGAAATGACTTTGAGAGGTTCAAGACTCGTCTTGTCAATGAGTCTTTGCGCCTCAATAAGGGTACTCAAACAGAGGGTGATGCACAGCGTTCAATCAAAGAGTTGCAAGGTGCTGAGTCTGATGTTGATGCCGCCAAAGCAATCAATAAATTAAAAGAACTTAACGCTCAAAAAGTTTTTGATGCAGGAAAAGCGATTGAAAGGCGAAGAAAAAATGCAGGATACCAATTGGTTGAAGTACCAATTGAGCCATTGAGTTTTGAACCTCAGACATTCACGCAAAAAGATGTTGACTCATTTTTGAAGAATCCCAAGTATCCAAAAGGCACTATTTTTGTTGACCCTAAAGGGGTTAGAAGGGTGAAACCATAATGGTAGATTACACAACATTGCCTTTGGCTGATGATGTTGAATCATCTAACGCACAAGCTATCCAATCAACCTTTGCACCAAAAGTAACCTATAACCCACTTGTTGAGACTGTCAGGTCTGCAGGTCAAGGTGCAACCTTTGGCACTTTGGATGAAATTGAGGCGGCATTACGCACAGGCTCTATCAGCAATGATGAGTATGTGAAGTTGCGTGACCAGTTGCGAGGTCAACAAAGACAGTTTGGTGAGGACTTCCCTGCTGTTAAGACTCCTGTTGAATTGGCTGGTGGATTTGCTGTTCCTTTTGGTGCGGCTCGTCAGGTTCAAAGATTAGCACCAGAAACACAAGCACTGATAACTGGCACAACAACAATGGGTCAGGTCGGTAGAGCCACTGCTTTAGGCGCAGGAACTGGTGCATTGTCAGGGTATGGCTATGCAGAGGGAGATGCTGGCTCAGAGGCGGTAACAGGTGCTGTTTTTGGTGGCGTATTGGGCGGTACTGTTCCCATCGTTATCAACAAAGCTGGCTCAGTCATCAAGAATGTGCTGAACTCTGCTGGCATTGGTGACCAAGCAACAGCATCATCCAAGATGTTGGCTAGTTACATGGAGAAGGACAATCTCACTCCTCAAGAGGCTCAACAAGCACTTGATGAGTTGAGAAGAATTGGTGTGCCTAATCCTGTCATTGCTGACTTGGGTGCTAACTTGAAAAATCTAGGCTACAACGCTTATATCGTTCAGTCTAAAGCCAAGGGTTCTACTGAGAAGTTCCTTGAAGGCAGATTGATTGACCAACCTAACGATATTGTCAAGGGATTGGTTGAAAAAGCGGGGTTGGCTAAAGATGTCAATGGTTTTGAATATTTAAATGCACTTGCTGAATCTCAATCTTTGAAGGCAAGTCAGGCATACCCAAATGCCTACCGCATGGACATTGATGCAAGACCATTCAGAGAATACATTGACAGAGATGTATTTAAAAACGCATATAAAAATGCAGTAAGAAGTGCAGACACCAAGGGCATTAAGTTGCCTAGTTTGGACGCTATCCGCAATGCTCAATCAGTTCCCACAGATATATTGCACAAAATAAAGATGGGTCTTGATACAGTGATTGAGGGAGAAACAGACGCTGTAACAGGCAAGGTTTCTAGCTATGGTCGTGATGTCGTTAATGTCAAGAATGAATTTAACGACAAGATCAAGGCACTCAATAACGATTACAAATTAGCCAATGCTGAATTTGCTGATGCTTCACGCATTAGGAATTCATTTGAGATGGGGCAAAAGTACCAAACACTTGACCCCAAACAGGCGGCATCTAATATCAAGAAGATGAACAGTGACGAAAAAGAAGCGTTCAGACTTGGCATGATGGCAGACATCAATGCCAGACTTGGAAAATACAAGGGTGGAGACTTCACCAGAGAGATATTCAAGTCTGACAACCAGAAACTTCTGATTCGTAACGCATTCACTGACACTGTTGACGCTGATGGCAAAGTCATTAAGTCAGCACAAGATGCTTATACAGAGTTCTCTCAGTATGTAAAAGGCTTGACCGATCAAAGCAAGACCGCTAAGAAGATCATTGCTGGTTCACCTAGCGGTGAGCGTATTGCCAGTACAGATCAAGCCAGAGAAATGGCTGGTATGGCTCAAAGTGCGGCAAGTGGTGATGTATTTGGGTTGATGAGAGCCGCTGGCTCATCATTGCTTGCAAGAGCAAAGGGCATCAGTAGCGAGTCATCTGAAATATTGCAAAGAAAACTGTTCAGTGCTGACCCGATAGAGCAACGAGCAATCCTTGCCGAGTTGAATCGCAGAGCAAGGACGCCCAAGACAGGCTTGTTATCTGGTGCGGCTGGTGTTGGTACTGCCACTGGCATTGTAGGAGACTGAAATTGACCCAATCAGCATTTGCCTCCTTGCGGCAGGACTTGTCAAACAGATTCAAGCTGGCTGTGAACTTTATAAGCAAGCAAAAGAATCTTTTGTTGAAATTAAAGACACTGCTGATGAAGTTGTGGCTATCGGCAAGGAACTTGGTGGCTTATGGAGCAAGCTACGCAAGTTCTTTGCTGGTAGCCCAAAGCCTCAAGTTGCAAAGCCTGTGGCTAAGTCTAAGAAGTCTGTTTACAAATCTGTTGACGAAACTCAAGTCAAAATTGACATCGTTTCTAACCTGACATCGTTTTTTAGACTTCAAGAACAACTTGCGGCACACATCAGAGAAGAAGAAGAAAAGAGTCTGACAGTCTATGACCCTGACCAGAACCACATGGAAGCGGCTTTAAAGAGGGTGATGGCACAGCAAGAGATGGATGCGTTAGTTGTGCAGATTCGTGAGTGTATGGTGTATCAAAGCCCTCCTGAGATGGGCGCACTGTACTCAGAAGTTTTCAGCATGAAGGACAAGATAGAAGAGGAGCAAACTCAGGCAAGATTAAGGCAAGAAGCTATCAAGAGGCAAGAGGTATGGCTACGCAAAGAGGAGGAAAGAAACCTACAAGCAAAGCTGGCGGCAGTGGTGGTGACTTCTATATTCCTCCTTTACCTGTGGCTCTGGCTGTGGTTCGTAAGTCACTGGGGGAAGAGATGATTGGATGGATTGCCGCTTGCGTACTGATAGCGTTGCTTTTACCTTTGATGGCATTTCTTTATCTTGACATACTTGAAGTTAAAAATGAGGCAAAGTCTCAGATCGAAAAAGTAGAGAAACTCAGAAGACAGATTGAACAAAAGGAAAGGAAGAAAGATGACTAAGCAATTGGAAAAAGATTCAACTTATAACCAGTTTGATGTTGACGCTGATGGCATAGTGACTGACGCTGAGTTGGCAAGGTCTGAGCGCATGATTCAGATTGAAAACCTTGACAAGATGGCTGACCAACAAAGGGTTATGGCATGGGCGGCACTTGGCGCACCTCCTGTCTTGATTGCATTCTTGGCCTCTGCTTGGGTGACGCTTGAAAAAGTTAATGCTTTGTCAGGGTTGACTACAACTTACTGTGCGGCAATGGGTACGATTGTGGTTGCGTTTATGGCGGCACAAGCCTATGTTCGTGGGAAGACAAGCGAATGAGTATCTTCAACCCTTATGTGCTTCTTGGCATCGTCTTAGCGGTGCTGAGTGCCTTTGGCAGTGGGTACTGGAAAGGCTCAGAAGATGAGATCACTCGTCAGCAACTTGAGATTGCCAAACTTAATGCAGAGGCTAGGCAGAAAGAACAAATCCTAGTCTCAGCAATCCAAACCCAAGCCACTAAACTTCAGAAAGCAAATCAAGATGCAAAACTTGTTCAACAAAACCGCAATCGTGATATTGACAATGGTTCTTTGCGCTTGCGGATTCCTGTCAAAGCAACCCACTGCCCCGTACAAACCACCACAGATACCGCCCCTGCCAGCGGAGATAGCGGTCAAGAGAGAGCCGAACTTGACGCAGAGACTGCTCGATCTCTTGTCTCCATCACCGACTCAGGAGATGAAGCAATCAGACAACTCACAGCCTGTCAGCAAGCCTACGAATCCATCTACCAAACCTTGAAAGGAAAACCATGAACTTATCTGCAAATTTTAATTTGAGAGAACTAACCAGATCGGACACTGCTGATCGATTGGACATTGACAACCAGCCAAATGAAGAACAAATCGAATCATTGCGTTTATTGTGTGAGAACATCCTGCAACCTGTGCGTGACCACTTTGGCAAGCCTGTCAAGATCAATTCAGGCTTTAGGTGTCCTACTTTGAACCAAGCTACAGGAGGTTCAGCAACCTCAGACCATTGCAAAGGTCAAGCCTGCGATTTTGAAATTGATGGCGTACCCAATCCTGAGTTGGCAGGTTGGATAGAAAGTAATCTCAAGTACACGCAATTGATCTTGGAGTTTTACACCCAAGGCGAGCCAAATTCGGGCTGGGTGCATTGCTCATACTCACCATCAAATCTTAAATCTCAGTCACTCACTGCCACTAAGATAGCTGGCAAGACTACTTATCTGAATGGACTTGTAGCTTAATCTGAGTCTTGCAGAAGTGTTTGGAGATAAGGTGTTCGTACAGAATCACCTCTCCACACTTCTGGCATAACCAAGCTACGCCTTGGTCAACCTTAGTTTCCCTCTCGCCTCGCAGACCTCTGCTTCTGCCATAAAAGGTGCGTATCTTGACAATCATTTCTTGGAATTTGCCTTTGAGTAGGTAAGGCATTGCTTGCGTTCATTTAAAGACTGCTCTGTCTTCCTGATCTGCTCTCTGCGATTCTCACCATTCATCTTTGCCACAGTAATCATCTTGAGTTTCGAGTCTGTTGTCCAGATTGATGGCTGTCCCTTGTAGTCCCATGGTGAATTCATTTCTTCATCCCCCTGATAAATATCCCAAACGAATCAAGAGTATCTTTCCCAAACCCTTGCATCTTCTCAATCTCAACAACTACCTGTTCAAGGATGTCGTTCCTCAACTCGTCATAAACCTCTTGTTGGGTCTTAATCGGTAGGTTCTTGATGATCTCTTGCTTGACCTTGCTCTCTCGTTCAGTGTCGTTGAATTCAGTCATGGTTTCCTTTTCTTTGATGGTTTGAACTTACCCGCCTTGCGGAAGATGGTACGCAAGCTGTTGTAGTTGACACCGAACCTGTTTGCAATCTCTAGCTTGCTAAAGCCTTGTTCAAACAAACTGAATGCTCTACGCTCGTCAATGTCGGGTAGCTTCCTGCCTGACCCTGCTCTTGTTCCACCTTTCATGCCCTACCCCTATGAGTGAAAACGAATCCTCTTTTGATCTTTGAGTCGGTGCAACTGTAGGTTTTTTTCCCCACATCTCTGACCCACTTCTGGCAGTCTGGACAGATCACTCTTGTTCGGTTTCTTTTAGTAGCCACAAAACAAATGCTACGCATACGGCTATTCCCAATGCGAATGCGAGTGTCGCTATGAGAAGAAAATTTGTTATTGTTTCGAACATTTCTCACCTCCTTAAAGTCAAAGTAAAAAAGTGCGCCAGCACAGAGCAAAGCTATGATGACCTTGTGCCAGTGGTTCATTTGGTGGCAACAATCAATTCGATCTCAGTATCTTTGAGTTGCTCTTTAATGATGGTCAACTCTTGCTCAATGACCGTGAGTTTCTTGTCCATGCGTTCTCTGGTCAACTTCTCAGCGTGGCAGTACCCAATCAGGGATGCGTCAGTTGCCACTTTGCGGATGAGTTGAATGATCTGGTCACGACTCATAAAGCCACCAGCGATGTCTTTGCTAGGTGCAATCTTGGCAATCAATTCTTCTAAGTCTTTTTCAATGCTCATGCTGTCTCTCCTTGTTGGTATGTGTTCCATGCAGTTTGTAGTGCGGTGAAGTTCATGGGGGCAATGGTGACTGTTGACAGGAACAGACCCTTACCATGCGTCCTGCGCCCCCAATCATCAGTTGCCTTGGTGTTCGTGAGTTCACCCTTTTTGACTGCGCTATAGACGCTGTTAGGTTTGAACCCTGCCTCTACAAGGTCTTCCATAGTGCGAGGCTCTTGGCAGAAGTCTTGTAGGGGTGTCATGCTTCCCTCGCTTTACGCTTTACTGTGCCAACCAAATTCCCATTATTGATTTCAGATAAAAGATGTTTGGCAACATTCAAAACTTGACGAGCATTGTTTAAGTCACCATCAGCTATTGAATCTTGAGCACTGGTTATCAAATCAACAACAACACTGTTGCCGCCTTTAACTTTGTATGTAATGGTTTGCGTGATACCCAAAGCATATTTTTCAATATGGTCAACGCCATATCTGCGTCTATTGCGACTTACTTCTGGATATGAAGTCATTTCACCAACTCCTTTGCAATCTCAATCAAGAAAGGCACAGCCAGAATCAAGCCCACTAGGGTGGCTTGCAGGGTTTGCTTAATTGTCACTCTGATACCTCACTTAGTTGCAGAACTTGAATCATTGTGTTGTCATCCAAGTAGCGTCTATGACGCTCTTCATTTTTAAAGTCCCAATCGTATTTGTTGAGATAAATCTGCTTATCAGATCGTCTCCACATCCAGCCAATATGCTTGTAAATGGTCTTGCCACCAACAATTTTGAATGCAATATCAGTTGGTAATTTGTCATCTTCTGACATTATGTGTAAATCAATCAGTGTCATTTGAGTCATCATCATTCTCCTCACAGAGTTCACAGGTTGGGTGGTCGGGGTCACGGCAGTCGGGGTGGTTAGCCAAGAGGTTTCGGTAGCGTCTGAGGTGACGAGCCTCAGACTTGATCTCCTCTGCTTCTGAATCGTCAATGGGGTACATGGTTACCCCTTAACGCAATCTTTGCAGTTGCATGGAACTACAAAATCTTTGATGTCATCTTTTATTTCTTTGATGGTGTCGTATGCCCTGACATGCTCTATGGCACAAGGGTCATGGTCAAACCTAAATCCATTAGGAAGGTTCAGGATGTAAACATCTGGCTCATCAGTGTCTACATCTCTTGCAAAGTTCAATTTGTATTTCATCTTCAATTCTCCTTTTAGGTTGAAAGATGGGGGCTTGCGCCCCCTTGGGTTACTTGGTTACTTCAATTAACTGTTGACCATGAAATTTGTCAGCAACTTCAGTCATTGTTTTAACAAAATCTTGACCTGCTCTTGCACGATTGCGGTA